GTTCTGAACAGAAATAAGCTTGGCCGGTAGATCGGAATCCACTGGCTCTTCTCCTAACTCCATGTATGAGGTTATACCCCATTCGGAAAAAAGAAACTTCTGCTCGAGCCGCTCATTCCAGGAAGGGAATTCATATTTTGATTTCCCAAACTTTTCTGAGACGGCTCCTGGTCCATGTTTTGGTTGGAACTTTGTGAGGGGGGTCCCGAACGAACGCAAAATGCGGTCGCAGAGGGATTGAACAAAAGAGGCGTCCCTAAGGATGCTTCCCTTGTCAATCTCACCCCATTTAGAAGTGAGCTCCTCACATACTCCCGGTTGTCCGAGACGGAATTGAACCAAGTCAACAAGACTAGGAAAACTCCTACGGACAACCAAGTCAGACAAACCCCAAGATAAAGAGGGGTCCACGAGTTGTTCTTCGATTGCTCTGAAGTTTGCAACAGCATTCTCCTTGGCAGTCGGTGGACAGTCAATACGGTATTTCTTTAAGCTCTTATAGAGCTGACGGAGACACCGTATTGCAAGTGTGTCTGGCTTAACCAGAAGAGAACCATTTGAGTCAAAGATTCTCAAGTAGATATGACGGAACAAGCTGGGTATATTATCACTCATTTTTGTGAGTGGCCCATAACTTGACCGAGTATATGTACCTGTATCCAACGATAAATCAAGATCGTTGCATAATTGTGGTAAGTCAACCAGAACGGTTAACAATCCACGAGAATCGAGACTTTTAGCTAGAACTTCGTAATCCAAGCCAAGTTCTCCCCTTTTCATGCTGAGCATATCCTCGACATCCCATACGAGATGTTCCAGATATGATTTAACATGTTCGGTCTTCATAGTATAACTCCTTCAACTTTTGATGAAGGTATCATACTTACACAGCCTGAACCATCCTAAACTGTGATTATTGCACCTGTAAAACCAGGCGAGAGTAATTAACTCTCGAAGTTATTCAACTTTGCAATATTGCCACTGGACATTTGGTCTGCAACGGCGAGGACGAGATCGTCATAGACGGTTACGTCATCACCGAAGTAGTGCTCAAATGTGACCGAAGCAATTCGGACAAGCTGAGGCACAGTCGATGTTGCGAAAACGGTCCACCTAGCCGAAAGGTTATGGCGGATACGTTTACGTCCATCAGACTCTACCTTGAGCTCCTGTGAGCGAATTACAGCTCGGAACTCCTGATGTGCCTCCGTAAGGAGGTACTCGGACGCTCCACGACCGGAATCGATTCTGACCAAATTCTTGGTAGAACCACCGATTCCGAGCGTAAAAGGTTCAGTGAAGGCCATGTGTTAGCTCCGTATAAAAGATCGACTCCCGCCGCGTGATACCAAAAGCGCGGCGATAATCGAGAGTTGATGACGCGAGAGAAAGTTCATTCTCACGTCAAGGAGTGTTGGTGTCCTTACCGTACGTCTCTTTGATTCGTACGTTTGTGTTAATACCGACCCTTTTAAATTATAAGGGTTTGTTTTCGGTGTTAACGTCCTCTTATAGGTGAGATGTTCCATCTGACAGGCGCCGGCAAAAG